ATCCACTCCTTGCACACTTTCCGTGTTTTTGGGTTCTTTGACATGCACATCGCTGTCATCTGAGCTCGATTTTTGAACGGCATCTTTATTAGGTTTAGATTCTTCTTTAGATTTAACTTCTTTAGATTGATTTGGAGGATTATCTAGATCAATTTTATAGACCCCATCCTCTTCTTTAACCTTATACTCCTCGGCAACTTCGCCTTTATCAACTGCATCATTAATTACTGCAGCTTCTTTTTGTTCAGGAGTTACTACGTCAGGATTAATTTCCCCAACGTCTTTTACTTGTACTTCTTCTTTTTCCATAATTGTATATAATAAAATAGTTTAAATAATAATTATTTAGGTTCAAATCTGGATAAATCAATACCGCCTAGTACATCATTACCTTTAGATTCAAACGATTTCATAGGCTTACCACTTGATGGTGGACCGGCTATGCTTTTAGTAGATTCTTTAACTTCTGCTATTTCTACATTAGCGTCATTTTGTTGAGATGCTAATTCTTTTTGAGCTTGTAATTCCATTTCTTTTAATTGTTTATTTAACTCAAATTCATATTGCATTAATTCTCGTTTAGTACGAGCTTCAACCTCCATTTTCTTAATTTCAAATTCAATATCTGCTTGTCTATATTGAATTTTAGATTCTGTTTTAATTTGTTCAGCTTGTGCTTTAGCCTCCTCTATTTGGATTTGCGCTTGTCCCTGAGCTTCTGCTTGTGCTGCACTTGCCGCCTCAGCTTGAGCCTGATCAGCTTGCTGTTTTTTAATTCTTCTAAATTTTAATAATTGATTAGCTAATTTAATATTATTTATTTCTCTAATATCAATTGCATCTTCTAAATAAATACTACCTGCACTTAAAGCGGTTTGAATATTACTTTCAAGCATTGTTTTTTCCTCTTCATCTGGCTCTAGTTCTAAAAATATACCAAAATCATGAAGATTAAGATTTTTTAATTCTTCTAAAGATCCTACTGAAAACATTCCTAAAGCTCCTATAAAAGCTTCTTTAGTTGGATGAAAATTAAGAACATCTTTAAACCTCAATGCAATACATTCTGCTAAAGTTACAGTAATAGCCATACTAGCTTGTAATATATGTCTAGTAGCAACATTACTATTAGCAGCAGCTAATTTTTGAACACCAACTAATGATTTAGGGTCTGGATCAGAACCATCACGAGCTTCGTTTAAACCAGTAACATCTCTAATCATTTGTATATATTGATTATATGCACCAATTAATACTTGAATTTGGTTGCCTCCCCCACCAGGTAATTCTTGAATAGGAACTTTACCTGGGTTTTGATCACCTTCAACTGTTAATGATCTACCTATAATAGACCCAGTTTGAAAATACATATTAAGTGCTTCCTGAGGGTTATAACTAGTACCATTACCTAAATCTATTTCAGCTAATCCATCCGCATCTAAATAAACACCTGATGGTGTCATCCTTTGTATTGCTTGTTGAAGTTTTAAATGAGTTAATTGTATTAAATCGGCATAAGGTGTTATTTTGGAAACTAAAGACACAATATTACCTTTATACATTCTAGGGGCACTAACTGTATAATTCATATATACTTTATTAGTATTAGAATTAGGGCGCACCATATTTTGTGCTTTTTCCCATTTTAATAATGTATTAGTTCCTAATACAAAAGCGCCTTCATATAATACTTCTCTTGATTGGGCCACTCTTTCAAACCGAGTTCTTTTATCTTTTGGAGGATTAAAAGAATCATCTTTTTCAATAGCTTTTGAAGCACCACTAGAAGTTTCTTTTATTTTATAAACATTATGTTCCCATGTTTTCCAATTAAAATAAAGTAATGTAACAGTATTATTATTATCTAGTTCACTTTTATTACTAAATGTGCCAATAGTATTATAATCTGTCCAGTTAGAACCTTTCTTAGTAAGTTCTTTTATTTCTTCATTACTTAAATTAGGAAACTCTTTTTTAAGTTCATTAAGTTTAATTCTTTTTACCTCACCAAAATAATAACAATCTTGAAAATTAGGGTCTTCAGTATATGACCAAATTAAATTAGCTGGATCTACATATTCTAATTTTATTCCATCTGTATTATTAAAAGTATTTTTTACAGCCCCAATTCCTAAAACAGTTAAATCATAATCAACTCTTGACTTAAGTTCAGGATATTTATTAGTTAATAAAATATTATTAATAGCTTGTTCTTCTGCAATTTCTATACCTTGCTTATAATTTAATTGCATAAACAACTCTAATTCTTCTGTATTTGCCGGTAATTTTTCCTCTGGAACATTTCTAGCATTTACCCCAAGCTCTGTTTCAATTTCAGCTAAAAGTTCTTTAGCATGTAAATCCCTTTGAATATTTTCAACAAATTTAGTTCTTTTACCTGTTGCAATAGGATCTTGTGCAAAAGCTTTAATAGTAAATAATCTATCTTGCATTCCATTTACTATTATATCTACAAATTTAGGAATAATAGGAACTGGTTTCCAATCTAAATTTAAATAAGATAAATCACCATTAATAGCAAATTCATCTTTATATTTTCTTATAGATTGTTCGCCTCTTGCATATAATCTAAGTTTATTATACTCATCTCTGGTTTGCCAAAATCTACCTACGCTATTATCTCTATTAAACCATTCTTGTTCAATAGCTCTAGCCACAGAAAGTCCATATTCTTGAGAATTTTTTACAGTGTCTGAGACCGCTTGGCTCGGAAATTCTGTCGGGATTTGCCCTAATTTTTGTGCCATATTTATTTTATTAACTGACTTCTTAATCCTTTGTTGTTATATTTAGAGAACATAAAATCAAGCGTTTTTACTGTTCTTTTTGCATGTGGTTGATACATATGTTTTCTACAAGCCATAATAGCTAACCCAGAACTAATAGATGCATCATAAGATGTTCTACGCGTTATATCAAATCTTGCCCAATCTTCTAAAGTTCTTTGAAAAAACATATTGCCATGATTTTCATTAATTTTTCCTATATATTCTTCAATATAAGATTCAATAGCCGCGGCATGGGCTTGTTTTATATCTTCTGAACTATTAGGAATCCCCCCTAATTCTATTTCGCTTTTTGATAAATTAGCCCTGGATTTATCAGGACGATTCATAGAATAACCTCTATATCCTCGTCTTTTTAAATGATATAATAATCTAGGTTTATTATTTTCTACTAAAACTGGCATTCCATAAAATACTAATGCCATTAATACATCTTCAAAAAATATTTCAGCTGTTTGAGGTCTTGCTATATATTCTAAAAAAAATTTAGTATTAGGTACATCGCTTACCATAGAAAAAGTTGTAAGGCCATGAAGAGCTCCATTAGAGCCCCCTCCTCCAACTGTTCCTGATATATCATAAGGATCACATCCGAAAGCACCTAAACCGTCATTGCCTGGAAATCTAATTCCATTTTTTACTATAATATTATTTTGCAATTCTACTGGTGGTAACCAAGAAACATTAAATCTACCATTTTTAGATGGCGACCAAATAACTTCACTGTCTTTTAAACCTTTTTTCCATGAAAAATTACCTTTTACTACGTGCCCTGACATAGCCATCTCCTCATTAAAATCTATTTGCTCATAAATTTTAGTTAGATTAAATAAAGAATTTAAAGTTTCATCCCTAAAAGCATGTTTTTCAGACCTGGGAAATTGTCTATAATATTCATTTAATGCATCACTGTCATTTTTTAATCCATCCACTTCATTTTCCCAGTGGTTAATGACTCCCGTAAAGATGAACTCACCATCAATTCCTTCAACCGGTTCTGATGGTGTATCGAATACAGGGTATCCATACTTATCGATAAACCCCTCGAAGCCCCATTCCATAGGTAAGAACAAAGCATATAATCCACTTGTAGTCTGGCCGTTGCGATTTCTATTTGTGACATCCGAATTATAATATAGTTTTTTAAAATGATCCCCTCCTTTATCTAAAGCATTAGAAGTAGATCCCATCATACATTTCCCTACTATTCTGGATCCGAGCCTGAGGCACGTCTTTGTGACCCTCCAGTTGTTGAGGATATTGTCGGGCCTCTCCCATTTCCCCGACTCATCATGGACGAGGAGTTGTAGTTTCTCCCCATCATAGGAGTTGTCTCCCGTGTTCTTCCAATCGATGGTCGTATCCAATCCGTCCTGTATCTCCTCTTCGGTGGATCCGGTGGATCGTAACGTGTTTCGCGTAAGTCTTCTTGAAGGGACCTTGTAGGATAGCTCCGTTTTGGGGCGCTCCATACCATCCTGGATTGGTTTGAAGAAGAATGGATAATTGGTCGATATTGGTACAACCTTATCTGTAAACATTTTTTTAGCATCTGCTCCAGTCTTAGATAAGATCCCAAACCTAGAGTCCTTTGAAGTTGTAGCCTGGTTGACACACTCAGATGAGGCCATAAAACTGAATCCAGACCGTCTATTCTTAAGGTAGCACATTCCATAGGATCGGGTATCAGCTTTGCAAGCCTCCCAAAAGTAGAAAAATATCCTATTTGCGTGTCTAAAATCTGGTGATCCCACATCAATTTTTGTCCAGTTGAGGTAGATATAGTGTGATCCTGTAAGGTAACACGGCTCACCGTTGCACATGAACCAATAGCCATCAGTACGATAATTGAACTCATTGTCAATATATTTGTAATAAGACTCTTTAATATTTTCTGGTTGTCCTTTAAAATCATATATTGTTTTTATTTTTCTTAATGAATGTGGGTGATTTCTTTTTCTAAAATATTGGTCTTTCTTTTTTAATTCTTGACCATCTATTTTTTTAGGAATTTGAGGCAAACCTATTTTTAAACCTTGAATTTCATATATTTCACCTATGGTTCCATTTTTACTAATAACTACACAATCTAATTCATGGTTATATCCATAATTAAATTTTTTATATTTATTTTGGGTTTTTATACTCTTTTTTTCAAGGTGATCCGTATATATTTTATATAAAGTTTGTTTATACATTATTTAATTCTGTTTTCAACGCCTAAAAATGTATTAGAGTCTGTATTTTCTTTTTTATTATCTGTTAATTCTTCAATCTTTTCAATTATTTTTAAAGAATCATCAATAGCCACCCATTTAGCCTGTGCTGCAGTTTTAGCTTTTTCTGGATCTAGTTCAACTAAATCAATTGTTTGTCTAATAACTTTTTCAAGTTCTACTAAAGCTTTATCAGCCGCTTCTATAACTTTTTTCCTGCGGTCCATAATTTATTGTTATATGATTAGATAAAATTCTATATAATTTTTCCCCTTCTACTTCAAATTCATATTCAGAGCTAGGCGTAAACCCCACTACATCTCCAATGGCCACTCCTAATGAGTTTAACCCATCATTACTATAAGTAAGTACTCCTGATAAATTTTCGTCTGTTTTAAGAGCCCATTCATCATTTTTATAAATAGGCTTTACAAAACAATATTCTGGTAAACATTCCCAATTTTTATTTCTTTTATATGCAAAAATTTGATCTTGATTTACTAGGTATTCATTTTCTTTTAAAAAACTACTAGAATTTTTTTCATTTCCATGAATATCAATCCATCTTCTAAAAACATTATGATGAATTATTACATAATCTCCTTTTTTAATAATAGAATTACTATAAACAGGTGTTTGTAAAACTTTACCAATTCTATTTACAAACATATAATCCCGTTCAGTAATTTCTGTATTTACTACAAGTTCCTTACCATCAACATCTATAATGTTGTTGTAGCGATTTTCAGTAGATATAATATAGTCAAATAAAGATTGCATTAATAATCTAAATTATATTCAACAGATATTGCCATATTAGAATTAAAATGTTTCCATGGTAACACCTCTTTATTCTTTGTTATAAAAATTTTGTAAGAACCATCTTCTTCTAAAATATCTGAAATAGTATGACCCCCATATACTTCTTGACCTACAGAATAATGCATAGCCTCATTCTTATAGTCAGTACCTATACTGATTTTTCTAATTAATTTCATTTAACTTAATTTAGGATCTTTTATTAAATATGAGTATTCTTTTGGAACATCAAACCCAGGACATTTTTTATTTGAATATTGATTATGTCCTGATATTTTAAGTATTCCATATTTTTCAATTAGTTCTCTTAATAATAGATCTATAGATTCTTTCTGTTCAGGTGTTCTAGTGTCTTTTCCTTCTGTAATACCACCACCTATATAGCATATTCCAACACTACCTCTATTATGTCCTTTACAATGAGCACCTGTTTTAGCAATAGGTCTTCCTTCTTGAATAGTACCATCGAGTTTAATAACATAATGATAACCTACATCACTCCAACCATTTCCATCCACATGCCAATCCCTAATATCTTTAACATCAAATGGTTTACCTTCTGGCGTAGCGCTGTAATGTAAAATTGCTTCGTTTATTGTTCTCATTACTTATGTTTATTATTTCCAAATACCTTCTCCACACCACGAGAACCGAAATAGCCTCCAATCACGATAGTTAAAAGACCAGTTATAGAGTCAAGTGGATAATTCATATACCATCCAGCAACATATGATACTGTTAAAAAAACTAATACAAGCGGCCGTACATTTGATGCAAGCCACGATCCTGATCTGGCATCTGCCACCCAACGTTTTGTAGTTCCATCAATTTCAGCACGTTCTATTTCTAATTTTTTAAGTGCAATAGCTTTATCTCCTTCAGACATATCACTACCACCAATTATTGCTTTAATAACACTCCCCACAGGAGTATCACCAGCAATTGCTCCAACAACACCTGGAATTTTATTTAATAAAAACTTTCCAACTCCGGTGTCTTTAAATTTCTTTTTATCACTCATTTAATTATATTAATGTAAAAATGGAAAAGGACATTTACCTTTTTTTTCTTTATCTTTCTCATCAGATCTGAACTCTTTTAAATGATCAGTATAATCTGATAAGAATCTTTTTCGTAATCTTTTGTTTAATTTACCTTGTTCAAATGGTAAAAAACCATCAGGTAAATATATTAACCCCATAGGGGTTCCTACTTTTATAGTTTCATGAATCCCCTCTTTTATAAGATCACCATTTTTATCTCTATATTTTTTAAAATCAATAAATGTATTTAATTGTAAATCTAAAGGGCAAACTTGAGTTACAGTTGAAATACCAGGAGGGGTAAAAAATGTTGCATTTGGATCATGCCAGTAGCTAGGTAATTGCATGAATCTAAATTCTCCATGATTAACACCTAATTGCAACCCTGTCATAAATTTTATATTATGTATCTGTTGATCCCATAGGTCTCCCATTTGATTTAATGATCCTATTTTATTTGTTACATTTTCCCAAACACCTTTAGGTGGTTTTTGAGCTGTATGTGAATGCGTTTCGAACCAGCCATCTTCTGCTGTCACAAAACTAACACCCTTTGCATCTATTTTAAAGTGTATATCACAAGGCGCTACAAAAGTATAAGAGTCTTTAAAGAGGTCTATAAAAGAAGGGCAAGTACGAACATTAGGAAACATTGTAAAGTAACTAGTAGTTTGTTTTAAACTCCTAAACCATTTAGGTAATATTTCTCTAGTAGGTATTAAATAATCTTTTAAGTCTTTTCCCCCCTCAAAATTAAAAGCTTTTGTTGAAGGCCTTACTGGGATATAATCCCAAATTATTTTTTGTTTAGGTTTTGATTTTTTAAAAATATTGAACATAAAATTTAATTTAATTTAATTTAATTTATGGTGTAAATAATTGTTCTGTAGGTTTACCAACTTTACAACCTGTATTTACCCAATTTATAATAGGCTCTTCCCATACATATATCCAAGTATTATCAGGTAGTGAAATAGGGGCTAACCAAACATCTAATGTATCATCCCATACCCAACTTGGATATGGCTTTGGTGGTTTATTGCTCATAATATTTTATTTTATGGGAATGCTTCAATTCTGGTTACATAAGCATGAGTACTTGATGCATTACTTAATGATAGTGAAACAACGGATGGGGAACTCTCACTAATAGATATTTGAGATCCCGATGGGTTTGTTGCTGTATACCAACTCATTAATGCAGCATAGGTAGACCCTGTATTTATACTAAAAGTAGAATAAGCTTGACCAGGATAGGTATAGTCTACTTCTATATAACTATAACTAGTCAAGTCAATAGCCGCTGTTGTAGTGGCACCGGTGCCGCCCCACCATGGAGCATAAAGGTCCATATTAGTAGCACCCAAACTTCCATAACCATTAGCAGTTCCGCAATTACATACTGAAAACGTCCAACCACTTTGATCACCTGCAGTATATATAGGGAAACTTGAAGTTCCTGTTGTTTCTGCAATTGTTATTCCTCTTGATTCTCCTCCATTACCAACAGCAAAAGCGGTTATATAGTATTGTGTAGACCCCGTTAAACCAGTAGCGTTATAACTAAATGCCCCAATACCTTGACCATTGTTTACAACGTGTCTAGTATTACTTGCATAATTAGAATTAGTACCAATATAGAACCCTACCTCGTCTACTTCAGGATAATTCCCTGGACCTACATCCGATACGGTTCCATTAGCTGTAAGAGTTGTAGCAGCAACATTAGTAGTAGCATCTGTTACTACTGTTGCCAAACCTAACCCTCCACCAAAATTAATACTTTGTGCCCACATATTATGTATCTATTTGAGATATTGAATACCAAAATTCTGAATTACCTACACATAAAATTTGTACTAAATTTTTCATTCCACTTGCATCATTATATGCTCCAGAAATTTTATTAAATGTACCTGCCCCTCCTCCAACTGTAAAACTTAAAGTATAACTATTACCTGAACCTGTTATAGTTAAATATTTATTAATACCAGGTACAACATTAGTAAAATTAAGAGTTGTATTTGAAGTAGGTGTTAAAGTAAATACTGAAGCCCCATTTGTAGTACCAAATGTAACATCAATTGTAGCTGCAGCAGTTAAAGCTGATACTGTTTTAAACTCATTACCTACTTTTGCCATTTCTACAACATTACTTGCTAATTTAGCACTATGTATAGCATCATCCGCTACATTAGTTGTATGTACCGCATCAGTTGCTAGTTTAGCATTAGTAACCGCAGAAGCTGCTAATTTTGTACTAGTAACTGCATCATCTGCAAGTACACTGTTTGTTACTTTTGTTAAAGCCATTTTTTTATTTATTAATTTTGTTTAAATGCCATGTAAATAAAATTATCCCCACTTGCATAATTAATACCTCCACCGCTTGTATCAATTGTAAAGCTTGTAGCATTAGTTGATATAGTATTGCCAGTATATTGCACACTAGCAGAATTAGTATTTATGGATTGAGTTAGCCCTCTTGCACTATCTATAACAACCCACTCTTGAGTACGATCAGCATTTTTCATAAATACCACGTCTGGTTGAAATCCAGTGGTAATTGTTGGAGAACCAGCACTCCCTGATGCAGTATATTTCCCAAAACTTGAAAATCCTGTTACCTCTGCAAAAGAATAACATATATATTGATTTCCGGATCCATTACAATAATCATCAGTACCCAGAGAAATTAATGTTGATGTGGGTGCGGCTGCTTGCATAGCTCCTGCGGAATTATATTCCGAACCAGAATCACTTAAATATAACTCATAAGTATACGAAGTTAAATCCTCATGAAAAACGACCCAATTACGCCCAGTTCCAGTTAAACCTTTTATTATCGTCACTTTCGGAACCGCTCCTAATCCATGCGCTATAGTTGCCGCACTACCAGTACCTGTATATTGCGCTACACTAATTCCCGCAGCTTGATTAACTGAAACTAAAGTTGTGGTTGATCCATCTGTATTTATAGATGCTAATCCTCCAGCTTTCCATGAATATCCTATATAATTTAAACCATTAACATTTCCATTTCCACCACTACTAAACTCAATGCTACTTGCATTAATAGCACTAAGTGCATTATCTGAATTTTGTACATTAGTTAAATTAGGATATAGGTTATTATATGTAGTTGCATTTAAACTTTTTCCCCTTACTGAATCAACAGCTTTCCAGTTATAACTAGCGCTGTCATAAGCTTTCCAAAATATTGTATCAGGCTGAAAATTCAATCCTGTTTTAGTTCCAGCACTACCACTTCCTGACCAAGTAAAATTTTGAAAACTATTAGCTAAACTAGGCGTGGTTGTAGATGGATCGGCAGCCATTGCTAAATATACATATGTAGATCCAGAACGGTTCATTCCTCCACCTGTATCTATTGGTTGGAAGCCATTAGCATACCAGTTCATATTCATTGAAGTATTAGTGCTTTCTGTATCACTGTTATTTGCTGCTAAAAGTTTATTTCTTGGATTTGAAGTTGATCTTTTATTATCATATATATACCAATTATTAGTAGTTCCTACGGCTTCCTTTACCATAATATAAGCTGGTTCAAACCCCGTTTCTATCATTGGGCCATTAGAATTTCCATTTCCGGTATATGAGCCTGATTTACTAAACCCTGATTTTGATTTAAAAGAATACATTATTTGTGCCTGTAAGCCACTTGTCCAATTATTGGCTACATACGTAGAATTAACGGCACTAAAACTATCAGCTCTACTTGTTACCACAGCACTATCTTGTAACATTAAATAGGAACCGGTACTCATAGAACTTTGCCAAACTTGCCATTGATCGAGATACCCTGGGTTTATAAATTTTATTATAACCAAATCAGGAGTGCCAGATAATCCATGCGGAATTTCACTATTGGCTGATGTAGTTTTTGTATATTCAGTTATACTAAAATCTAAATTTGTATTAATACTTTGTTTAGTTGGATATCCATTACTTACAGTTGCAAATGCACTTGAATCTGCCACTCCATCAACCATCTTTGATCCTAGAGTTGGAGTTTGTCCAGCTGAATTTGTTGCTGTAGGTGCCCCTCCAGCTTTAAAACACCATGCAACAAAATTATCTGAAGCACTATTTATTTGTCCTGAATCACCTACAGTAAATCCATCACTATCAAAGCTAAAATATCCCGTAAAATCACTTTGTGCATTAGTTGTATTTGATTCTAAAGCATATTCTCCTCTAACACTATCAAAAAGAGTGTGATTTTCTGTAGCACTTCTATCTTTTATCCATACAAAATCCGGTTGAAATCCAACCCCTGTAATTGCATTATTACTTGGTTTGTTACCTGTATATAAAACTGTATTAAAATAATTACTAGGTACATCATTAGTTACAGTGATACTAAAAGACCTAGCTGAGCTAGTTTGATTTTCATCATCTGTAGCTGTAATACTAAAAGTTGAAGTTGTATCTGCTGATACTGAAGGTGCTGTTCCTGTAATCGCCCCTGTAGCTGTTGCTAAAGACAAGCCTGAAGGCAAACTACCTGTGGTTACTGCATATTCTATTGTATCACTACCTTCTGTTGCTGTAACTTGAAAAGATGCAGATCCTCCCTCCATAACACTCCCTAAGCTACCTGATGCTGTAGACCATACTGGAACTCCACTATATTGTATAAAGTTTGCTTGTGATGCTGTTCCTCCATCTGTATTTGTTACTTCAACAGTATATTGCCCTGCTGTTTTTGCAGGAGATGTAATAGTAATTTGGGTAGCTGAATTAAAAGCTGTAGTAGCTGAAGTGCCACCTACCGTACAAGTAATTCCAGTTGCAAAACCAGTTCCATAAATAATAACACTTTCTCCTCCAGCGGGATCTGCCGCAGTTTGAGTTCCTGGATAATCTATAGATGTTAAAGTTGGTTGAATAATTGGCGCTGCCCAAGACATACCTCCAGTACCATCAGTTTGTAAAAACTGCCCATCTGTACCGTTATCTGATACGCCAAAAAATTGTCCTGCTTTAGGTTTAGTTTGTGCCATTTAATATTTTTTATGATACTTTATCCCACTCTTGGTTTTCTTCATCCCATGTATATTTATCTCCATCATCCGGATAATCCACTGGGGCTTCCCATGTACAAGATGATTCATTTAATAACCAACTTGCGTAAGGTTTGGGTGGAATAAAAGCATCTCTACCAAAATCAT